TATTGTTCAATAAATTTAAGGAGGAAATTTTATGTCTGAAAAATCTGTAGTAGTAACTTATCAAACACAACAAACATATTGCCGTTGCTGTAATCAAAGTTTAGCACAAGAAAAAGTGAGCGCACCTATGCAAATAGCAATAACAAAAGAAACAGCTCTTTCTTGGAGTGAATGGAATGATATTGTTGATTATCCAGAAGATCTTGACGGTATCGTGTATGAATTTGTTCGTGAAACAATCTACTTCTATTCAGCAACCTCTTATGAAAAACTCTTAATTGATGATGCGGAATACGAGAAAGTAAAGGAGTTTATCTTGAAAGAAGTTGTTGAACAGTACGACGATATTTAGTGCGAAGTAAGAGGAGGAAATTACATGGAGTGTTGTCTATGCGATAAAGAGTTAGATGATACAAAAGACGACAGCTATGAGTATGACTATATGGGCAATGCATGGTGTAAAGAGTGCATGGATAAAGAAGTTAATCGAGAAATGTAATGAACAGTTCGACGAAACAACGAAATAAGGAGGCGTTAACACTGGCGAATCACTCTAAACGTTGTAACCTACGCCATGTCTGCCGTTCCGTTAATACAGCCGCATGTAACAAATTGTGCTCGGCATTCATCGGACTTCACGGCGTAACGGGCGATGGCGGTCGAGTTAGCTTCGCAAACATACCGGACGAATACCGGCACATCACGTTAACTACTTCGCCGGCAAGCGAAGGGCAGCCGGACATTTACGCACACTTGGCGGAATATATAAAAACATTTACGCGGCAATTTGACGATGACAGCCCGCCGATCAAATCGTTATACCTATATTCGAACGAGCCTGGCACGGGCAAAACGACGACAGCCGCGGCGGTGGCTAACGAATACCTTAACGTACATTACATCGGCTCACTTCTGCGCAATAGGCAAGCGTTAGAAAGACCGGTATATTTTCTCGACGTTAACGAGTGGCAGACGAATTATAATACGTTTAATCGGCCGAAAGTTCCCGATAATATAGCGATGCCGGCTGCTGAACGATTTTATAACGCTATGACGGCGGCCATGTCGGCGCCATTCGTAGTGTTCGATGATGTAGGCGTTCGTGACGCTACAGAAGCTTTCCGTTCAGAGTTGCATACGATTATTAACGAACGCGTGGCGAATGGGCTACCGTCCGTGTATACGTCGAATATTCCAATGGCGGAAATGGCGAAATTGTTCGACCGTCGTATCGCGGATCGTTTCCGTCAGCAAACGATTGAATTTACGTTTAAGGGAACGAGTAAGCGCGGAGTACGATAATCGGAGTAATTTTACGAAACCGGGAGCATTCGCGAGATCGTATTGCGACGATCGTGAAAACAAATCAATAAAAACGGTGGAATATGCCGTTTTACAGGATATTGAAGATTTTACTATAATCGAATACAACGAGGAGGCGAACGAATGAGTTACGTTGAACCGTTACTATCACGTATCATCGACGATAATAACGTTGATGAACTGGACAAGCTCGGACTCGACCGCGATTTCTTTCCGGCCGGCGTCGAGCGGGAGGCCTACGATTTTATCCGCAAGTATCACCGCGATAACGGGCAGGCGCCGAGCTATGCCGCGGTCGTGACGGAGGTGCCGGACTTTACGTACGTGCCGAGCGTTACGGATTCGTACGATTACATGGCGCGCCGCATTAAAGAAACGTGGGGGCAGACGGAGGTACAGGCGTTCCTACAGAGCCGTGAACATGCGGAAAAGTTTGCGGAGGCCGGCCACTCTATCACATTTGACGACTATGCGCAATACTTGAAATCGAACATAGATCATATTAAAATGAGAACAGATGTTCGTATTGTGACGAAAGGAACCGATGTCGTTAGGGATTCCGGTAAGTTTCTCGAAGAATACGAAAAAAGACGACTCGGAGAATCTAATCGGATATGGAGGTCGAAGTTCCCTACGTTAAACCAAGCGGTAGGCGGCGGTTACTACTCGTCAAATATGTACGTAGTATATGCGCGGTCAGGCCGCGGTAAATCTATCGTCACAATGGAAGAAGCGATAGAGTTCGCGTTTCAAGGGGCGGTCGTTCTCGTTTGGGCGCTAGAAATGGGATCGTTCGAATGGATGGCGCGGGCGTTTACGTCTATATCTGGACGCCTCGGAATCGCCGTTGCTACGATTGATGGCGTAGATTACGATGCGGGATTCGATAACCGAGCGTTACAAGCGGCAAAACTAGACGAAGAGTATTACGCGGAGTTTAAGAAATTCCTCGCGCAGCTTAACGATATTATTCATGGACGAATTATTCTCCGCTCGACTAACGATGAGGATTTCAACGACCGTAGTCTATCGGCATTACGTAAGGATATTATCGCAAGTTCAGCAGATGTTGTAATAATCGATCCGTTCTACTATCTCGATTATGAACGTAATACATCGAAAACAACGGGCGGGGATGCTGCGGAAACATCGCGCAAGCTTCGTATTATGACCGGGCAACTTGACGTAGTGACAATAGCAATAACGCAAGCCGACGAAGATAGTTCCGAGAAGGTCGATGGTGTACGTGAATTGAAATTGCCGAGTCGCGACGACGTGTTAAAAACGAAACAACTGCTACAAGACGGCGCATTACTTATCGGACTTGACACGTTAGCTCACGAAGGACGCGGCTTAATAGGAATAGGTAAGGGGCGTAGTGGGGGCGAGGATACAACGATTGAGATACTGTATCTGCCGAACTACGGGATCGTACGCGAGCCAGTTGCGGAGGATATGGCGGCACAGTTCGTCGGAAACTTTTAAGGATGTTATATAACTGTTATGTAACATACTAAAGTAATACAAATTAAATATTAAAAACATATTTACAACATATGTATATATGTGCTATATTTCATACACGGAGGTGGTAATATGTCAAATGTTAATGATTACCTAAAGAAAATGGCAGATGAGGTTGCGTCTAAGAAGAAAAGATCACGGGGTACTGAAAAACGACTAACCGTAGTATTAAGCGAATATGACGCTAGGCGTTTGAAGTATATCTCAAAAATGTTAGGAGAGACAAGCGGTGCTCTTGCTCGTAACTTAATTGTACAAGCACTAGATGACGCTGAGAAAATTCTAAACCTCGACGAATGGGAAGATGAGCCGACAGGAATGGACGAGTACGGAAACGTAATGTTCGAACGATCAGAATACGGTAGTTACATTAATCACGCTACAGGTGATGACGACGAGGAATCAGATGATTGACGTTCGTACCGAGTTAGAAGCGTTCGACTGGACGGCCGCGACGTGGACAAGCCGTAAACTTATCTGCGCTTCACCGACACGTTACGAATCACATCCGTCCTTCTTCGTCGACTTAGAAACGGGCGGCTGGCACGATTCCGGCGCAACCGATCCGTATTGGCAGAGCGGTAATTTCACGAAGTTGCTCGCATTTCTACGGCAGGAAACATACGAAGAAACAGCCGCCTATCTATCGGCAAAGTACGGTAACGGCGATGTCCTAACGTATGATGACGACGGCCGCCCGATATTCAAACCGCCGAATCTCCTGCAGCCGAGAGTTAAGCCGCGCCGCATACCGGAGTACATACTCGATGATTACCGCTATCGGTCGGAGTATCTTGGCCGGCGGGGTATAAGCGAAGATATACAGCGGTTAATGAACGTCGGCTACGATATGAGCTCGAAGGCGGTTACGATCCCGTGGCTCAATGCGGACGGGTCGCTAGGTAACGTTATGTATCGTAAAACCACCGATAAAACGTTTTGGTATCGGAAGGATAGCCGGCCGATTGGCGAAATGTTATACGGGATTCACTTATCGTATAAGCATCGGTTGAAGCAGGCGGCCATAGTCGAGGCGGCCGTCGATAGCCTAACGTTAATGACGCACGGTATATACGCAGTGGCAACCGGCGGCACGGCGGTCACAGATGCGAAAATATCGTTGTTGTTACGTTCACCAATCGAGGAATTGACGATATGGCGGGACCAGGACGAAGCAGGCCGCGCATGGCAAAAACGGTTAGTGGCGGCGGTCCGGGGCAAGATTCGTATACGGATTGCGAAGTTACCGCGAGGCTATAAAGACGTTAACGAGGCGGCGTGTGCGGGCGTTGATATACGTAGTGTAAAAATCCGTAATATTTACATTTTTTGACGTAGATTACTAGCGGTTACCTGTTATAAAATGGTGATAAATCGTGGATGTGCGATTTTTACCGCAGACGTGCGCTCATTCATCGTGAGCCCACTCGTATAGCATACGTTCAGTTACGCCTAGCGCATCAGCAAGCGGTATAGCGACGGACAACGGCATTTCCTTCTGCTTAAACGTAGCATACTTCGAAATGAGCTTCGCATCTATACCGGAGTGATCGGCGAGCTGGCGCTGCGTCCAGTTACGTTCAACGAGCAAGTCGAGAATGAGGCAACGACGCGGCTTCAAACGCATCGGACGACCTCCAATAAAATAATTTAGAATTATTTTCTAAAGCATGTCCCAAAATCGGAAAAGTATGTACTTACTATATTAGAGAGGTGATGGAATGAATAATCAAGAACTGAATAACCTAGCAGTTCAAGCACAGAGCGGAGACAAGGATGC